TTTCGGTAGGTTTTGGTAACATATCACTTACCAATTGTTCTCGAATTTTGGCGGTTTTTAAATCTACATTGATGAGAGGTTCTTCTGCCGCTACTTTTGCTTTTCTACCACGTTTTGCCTTAGGTTTTTCGGCAATTGCGGGTTCGATAATAATTTCTTGACGAGTTTCCTCTACTGGAACGACGATAATTTCTTGTTCCACGATGGATGGTTGATTTAAAATATCATTTAGTTCGGTTAATTCGTCATCGAGAACTTCATCCGTTTGAATATTTATGGCTTCATCGAGAACCTTATCTAATTCATCTTCTTTTGCCTTTTCTTCTTCAATGATGATTTCATCGATTTTCGAAAATGTTCCACTAGGTTCTCCAATAGGAATAGGGATAGATAATAATTCTTCGTGTGATGGTTTTGTTTTTTCGACTTTTTGTTCAATATTTATACCAAAAGCCTTGTTTTGCCTCAATTTATCTAAAATAAGTTTTCTCTCAACAGATGAATGTTTTCGGCGGTCATTAATCGTTATTTTTTCTACTTTTGTTTCAGGTTCTCCAATATCTTCTTTTTTTTGTAATTTTACGAGAACACCCATTTGAGAACTTGGTATAGGTTTTCTTCTTAATTGTTCTAATGGTTGAAACGGATGATTCATATTCTTTATAAACTTACTTATAAAATGATGATATTTTTTTTCATTACTCTAAACCCAATTTTATTTCTTAGAAGGCATTCGGTAAATCATAAAAATCGCTTCGACCATAAAATAAATACGAGAAGATTTGTTGTGGTAATCCTATATTTATTCCATCGGAACTTCCTCTCGCAGTGCGTATATTTTCACCTTGTGTTGTATCAGATAAGGCAGGTATCATACAGGTCATTTTTTTCTGTGCTCTTCGCATAAAACGAGGTACAGAATTTTCTTTATTTAATATCTTATTGAAGTTCTCATAATATTGTAAATGTTTTATATCATCTTTATGAGTAACCTTCATCTGAATACGTAAATTATCATCTTTTTTATTCATACATCCTACGTGAATCAAATTCGCATTAAATATTATGACATCACCTTTTTTACAAGGTAAATTTATCACCGGGTCACTCATATTAAACTGAAACTGATTTTTATTTTTATGACTATTCGGTATGACACCTAAGCATTTCTCCATATCTTCCAAATAGACTATCATCGTATAGGATGGATTCTTCTGGTCATCATTAAAAAAATCACCATTATTATCTCGATGACACGTATGTACCACTGATTTTTTGATTATCCATATATAATCCTGAAACATATAATCCGGATTTAATCTTTTATCTATCAAATGGCGTAATTTGGGACATTTCAATAATCTGTCTTTACCGTCTTTATATTTTTCGTTCTCAAATTTTTCTTTGATTTCGAGAACTTCATTGTTATTATACATATTTCGAAATAGTTGAAATCCATTATGTGTCAAATCGTATTTATCGACGTTTTCTTCTATGATGTCAGGTGCTATGAAAAAATGATAGATTAAAAACATTATCAATAATATTATTATCGTTATCAAAATAAGGTTTTTATTATATTTTATTCCGTATTTCATTCTATATAACTACTCGCTAAATAATGTAATTCATTTAATTATATTATTTGTATGCTGCATTTGTGGTCACAAAATTACTAATTTAACTTTATGTACTTTTTCCAACGTATTTGTGTTTTTGACTCATAGAATAAGATGGTTCATTATTACCACCATTATTATCATTACCTGAATCATTTGCCCAGAAACGTGGTACATTATTTATTTGTCCTTTCCAAGCACCTTTCATTAGCAAATGTAAATGATATTCGTGGTGATTATGGTCATGATATAAACTGGTTACATCAGTACCTTCCAAAAATAGCGTTTCGTCTGTATTTTGGTCAACACCATTATTGACAGTTACTGTATGACAATGATAATGATATCCATAATTACCGTGAGAGTGACCACCAAATATATCTAATGGTTCACTATATCCGTGCATCGAAGAATAGGCAGATTCATATTTACCGTATAATGCGATACCATCAAACCCAAAACCTACTATTGGAGGATGTTTATGTCCAACATAATCATCTGTGTTATATAAATTAAAATTATTATCCGTAGCACCGTGTCCGTCAGCGTGATAATGTAATCCCATACCACGTCCCACGTGAAAACCACTAGATGTTATTTCAGCAACACATTGTGCTGGAACAACTGTGTTATTTAAAATTGGATACATTACTAATCCATCAATCGTTACGCCAAGACCAGATGCGCTTGAATAATTATAACAATTCTGTGATACATCATTTACATAAGTAGGATGTTTATCAATATAATCAGAGTATAATGTAGCCTTCATTGAATTATCTGTTAAATTAGTAACTACTCCATAGTTTTTCATAGGTATTTTGAATAAATAATTTTGTAATGTTGCATCCCTAGTTACTTTTGCATTACCATATGTTCCTGTACCATCACCAGGTGGACGCGGTACATCTAATAAATGATTAGGTTTATCAGTAATAGAATAAGATGCAATACACATAAATGGATGATATTTTCCAGAGTCGTCTTGTTCATTTGTAAAATATACATAAGGTACTGTATTTTGTCCTCTTAATCCATTCGCTACGCTATCGGTATTATTGATTTGTGATAATAAGCCGTCTCTGAAAGCTTTATATACAGATGTATCATATCGTAAACTTTCATTAGTCTCAAGTGAGCTTTTGATTGTTGTTAACATTGTATCAGAAGCTGTAGATGTGGTCGAATCTGCACCAGATGCATCAATTTGTGGTTGATAAGCAGTCATCATATTCTGTGCAACCAATGTTTCAAAATTATCAATAGTATTACCGATATAATTTATAATAGATACTCGCTCGTTTGGCTGATATGATATACTACCAGGATTAAAGTCATTCGGAATAGCTACATTGAATGGAAAATTATAAATATAAAATTTAGTACCATCTCCTTGTGACGATACTAATTTCAACACACCGTTATCATTTTTCACATAATTATTTGTTTGAGTAAATGCAGTATCTAATGCGTGATATGATGTATCTATTTTATATGCATAACGATTTGTAACTTTTAAATAAGATGCATCATAATTGAATGTTAAATAACCACTACTCGCATCTCTATTTTTACCCCAATTTTCTCTAAATAAAAGTTCATCACCTGAAACATCTATGGAAAATATAGAATGTAATTCAGAATCGATTCTAAAATCACTGGTGGCTCCATTCGTTTGTGTTTTTAATTGAAATGCTTTTACAAAAAAATCATTATATGTAAGTAAATCTGTACTAAAAGTAAGATTATGACTACTATCTACAGTATTATCATTTCCAATTGTAATAAAACTATTCGAAGTTGTACTAAATAATACTCTACTTAAATCAGTAATCGTAGATACCTTTGTTAATTTGCTTAAATTCGACATATATATTATAATTATATATATTTCAATTGATTTGAACTAATAGACCGATTTTATTGGTAACGTTACCTAAGACTATGTAAATATTCTTGCCTATAAAATAATTGGTTCTTTATAATGTAACATTTTGATTTAATCTAGTAGTAAAATTCGTAGGTACATATACATCAATTGCATCCGTTTTTACGGTTGTTTCTACTATATTCTGATTTGCGTCCGTACCCATAAATGTAACATAAGGTGAAGTTCCGTATGAATTTGATGCTGTAACACGAATAAAATAAGCAACTTCACTTATTAACCCTGTAATAGTATATGTATTCGCAGTGGTTGTTAATGTTTGTACTTCATAACCACTCACTAATAAATATGTAATATTATACTGTGTTGCTATTCCACTTAATGGTGCATCGTAAGCAATAGTAATAGAACTATCGGTTTTACTTGTGTTTCTTAAGTTTCTTGGAACACTTGGAATACCATCCACTGTTGTAAATGTAGTGGATATTTCACTTGAATTACCAGTAGTATTTACCGATTTTACTTTCACAGTATATCCGACTAATGTCAATAAACCAGTCATAATATATGGAGATGTTGCATTTGATATTGTAGTAATACTTGATGGTATACTTGTACGATAATAGGTAAGAATATAACTAGCTGCTGTACCAAGACTAGGAGTACCAAATGTAATTGTTGCTCCTTCTTTTGTGATACTACCAACGCTAATACTACTTGGTGGATTAGGATAGGTGTATTTATCAGCAGTAACTGGTGTCGACATACCAGTTGTATTATGTGCATATACACTTACGGTGTATCTTGTACCAGGGATTAAATCGTCTAATGTATAACTAGTTATAGTATTATCTATATCTATGCTTGTGGTAGATGAACCGCCATATAAACCATATACAATTTCATATTTATCAATTGTTGTAGTATATTGAGGTGCATTATATGTTACCAATATACTGGTTGTGTTATTTGCAGTCAATACCAAGTTACTAATAGGCTCTGGTAATGTATCTTCGATAACCTTAATATATGAGGATTGACCTCTTGTACCTACCGCAGCAACACTAATAGTATATTGAGTACCAGCAGTTAATCCAGTTAATTGGTATGTAAATGTAGTATTACTAATACCAGTAATTGTATTTGTACCAAGGTTAGAAGTATAAGAAATAACATAACTTAAAACAGTGCCGGTGATTGGTGCGGCATAACTAATCGAAATGCTTGTTAATGTAGCAGCGGTAACAATTAAATCATTTGGTGGTAGAATACTAGTATAATATGGTGATACCCCACTATATGTTTCAATATATGGTGTAGAATAACCTGCTGGATTATAAGCCTTCACATTTATACTATAATTTCTATTTGAATCTAAATTATCAACAGTAACTGATTTGTTGGCGGTTTCTTTTTGTATGATTGTACCACCACCACCAATTGGTGTTAATGTAACCAAATAACTAAGTGTCTGGATATCACTAGATGATATTAACAAAGTAATACTATTAGAATCACTTGAAATGAATGCTACTGCCGTAGGTGCTGTTGGAATTTTATATGTAAAGCTAGAGCAAACCGATTTACTATATATTCGATTTCTATTTGAAATTCCTCTAGCTCCAACCCCTAAATTCGGATAATTCTGATATTTACGTGTTTCACCTGTTTTTTCCATATGTTGTTTACTAGTATGAATAACAATACTTTCCATATTCACTTTATTACGATTAACCAAGGACATATGTTATATATAATAGGATATATAAAAAATATCTATTCATATTATAAAAATGGTATTACGCCAAATAATTTTATTTATTTCTAATTTTATTCATTCCATCAAAGAAATCATTGAAACTATGAATACCTTTCATAGATTTCGATACATTATAATCGATACTGTTGAAATTCCCGATGAAATCGACGATGTCCCACCATTAATCGATCCAGAATATAATAATGGTAGAAAATGTGGATATTGTCGCCAAATTGGACATACTGTACGTTTTTGTAATAATCACGATATAGTACTATATCGAAATGAAGCCGATTTATTGATACAATATTATTCAGATAATGAAGAAATTAATGAATGGATGGAAGATAAAGATATACAATTATTACAAGCCATTTTTTGTTATGAAGGAGTATTAAGTTATAGTAGACGATATAATCGAAATGACATAGAACGCCGCATATTAGATTATATTACACAACAACAGATATTACATAATATTACAAATAATATAGGTAGAACGGATAGTAATTTACAGGTAACACATAATAATCATTATCCATCGTTTATCACATATACCGAATTATATAAACAATTATCGATTGATATTATAAAATCCAATTTAGCTAAAGAGCCAATAGATTGCCCGATTTGTTTGGAAAATACGGACAAAAAAATAATACAAACCACCAATTGTAATCACGATTTTTGTAGAATTTGTATGACAAAACAGTTGAAAAACGCGGTTTATCGATTTATTACACCTTGTTGCCCACTTTGTCGTAGCGAAATATTTACCTTAACCAATATAGCTCCTCAATTAGAATCCACATAGTTGTCGAATGGCTTCATCACACGCCATTTGTTCTGCCTTCTTTTTGATTTTATGTTTTCCTTCACCCAAAAAGACAAATACTTTTCCGTGTATCGACATATATTGATGTATATCACCATAGGATTGGAATTTACTTATCGGTATTGATTTATGCGGAGATACGCCGTGAATAGGTTGTCCTAAACATAAATAAACACCCATATAATATCCCGTATCTGTATTATGTTCTTCCACCTCCATATAATGAGGTGTAACTTTGAATTCTTTTTGTATTTTTACTTGTAAAATATTTTTATAATTATCATCATTTTTTATTAAACTAACCCAATCTACGTGTCGTTCAAAAACATTTTCTACGAACTTTTGTACCATTTGAAACCCGGGACCTGTAGCAAAAACATTTTCAAACCATCCTTCTTCATCCTTTACCGAAATTTTATTGAAATCTAAAAACATCGCTCCAATAAACGATTCGAATAAACAACCTAATTTTTTTAAATTGGTACGTGTTTGTTTTAGCTCGGCGTGTTTTGATAATACAAACCATTTATGTAGTCCCATATCATATGCGATTTTACCGATGGCTTCATTTTTCACTAAAGCGATTTTTTTTTCTGTCATAAATCCTTCATTTTCTTTGGGAAATCGTCGATATAAATAATATTTAGTAATACATTCTAATACACCGTCACCGACAAATTCTAATCTTTCATTCGATTTAGTAAATAACGGTAAACAGTCATCAGGTTTAGGGACAATAATAATATTATTTTGTTCATTTTCAAAATTGGGGCGTTTAATATATGACCGATGGATAAAGGCTCGTTTATATAATACCCAATTATGTATGGGTGCGGTGATTCCATAATTTTTTAAAAATTGCCCGATTTCATCTTCGGTGATTAATTTATTTAGGGGATTATAGGGGTCAAAAATATAAGTATCTACGCCATTTTGATTTTTTTCAATTCGAATATCGTCATCCATATTCATTTTATTTATTCAATAAAATGAATTCAGTTATAATATTACCACGTATTGTTTTTATATTGTTTTTATAAATTAATTTTACGCGTTATAATAAAATATTTAGTAAGTATATATTAAGAATGGTATATTCAAATACTAAAGTCGGCTCTTATCGTTCAAGTATGATTAATCAACCTCAAGGTGGTGGAAATAAAAAGGCTGGTTTCCCATACCAAGTTGGTAGAGATTCATGGGCAAGTATCGCCATCAATACCTGTAACCCAAGAAATGTTGAATTCAAATGCTGCAATTTTGCTAGAACTATGACAACCGCCAATCCAAATGTATGCATTTCTCGTCCTATTGGTTCCACTGTTGCTTCTAATACCTTTTTCCATTGCCCTATGTAAGTTCGTTACATTTATTTGATTTTTTCCGATAAATAGTTCGTATAAACAATATAATGTTTTCATATCATAATATTATACTGTTTTTATTCGTAGTAAATGAAAGTGATTATCGATGAACGAGAACGTGATTTATATTCCGCGTGTGATTCTATAGTTTCCGCCAATGGTACGTATATACAATTATCCAAAGAAGTTCTCCCGTTAGGTGATATTTTTATCACCACCGATGAAGGGAAACACGTTATGTTAATCGAACGTAAATCATTACGTGATTTATTAGCTAGTATTAAAGATGGGCGTTATGAAGAACAATCTTATCGTCTAATGCATTCGAGTGGATTACCACCTCATTCTATTTTATATATTATAGAAGGTTCTCTATCCGAATTGAGAACCCCGATGGAAAAACGAATTGTTTATTCGGCATTGACTTCTTTGAACTATTTCAAGGGGTTTAGTACGATACGTACGATGTCGGTTCGTGAAACCGCTGAGTATATCATTTGGATGTCGGAGAAAATAGAACGTAATTTTTTAAAATCGGTGTTCCCTTATTATTTACAACCTCCATTCTGTAATTTTATGCAAAAACCTATTATCAATATTCGAGAACCTCTGCTCGAAATGGAAGAAACAGAATCTTTGTCGGGTTCTCAAATTATTTCAAATACAAATGAAAATGTTCTCAACCATAGAGAAAATGTTCTCACCACTACCTCAGATAATAATACGAATCTTTATGTACCAACTGTTCAATCCGAACCTGCAAATTACTGTACGGTTGTCAAGAAAGTAAAGAAAGATAATATTACTCCTGAGAACATTGGTGAAATTATTTTATGTCAAATTCCTGGAATCAGTGCCGTTTCAGCAATTGCTATTATGAAAAAGTTCTCCACTTTTCCCAACTTTATGAAAGAAATAAAAGAAAACCCAGATTGTTTAAATGATATTATGTGTGATACGAAAGGTGACACAAATAAATCTCGTAAGTTAGGCAAAAATTGTATCGAGAACCTGAAACGTTATTTTTTATAAATTACAAAATTGATAAAATAATATAATGATAATTCACTGTATTATTCAAATGGAAATTCTAAAAAATTTATCGAAAACTGAACTCTTCAGTAAATGTAAAGAACTGAACATAAAAAAATATAGTAAGTTGAACAAGGATGAATTGATAAAACAGATAGAAGAAAAAATGAGTGGTCAAAAACCCTCTGCTTCGCTTACCACTTCGCTTACCGCTTCAAAAGAATTGTCGAATACATTCGTGTCTCAATCCGTTTTGAATCCTAACATCGAAATAAAACAGATGGAAGGATTAGAATATTTGAAAACGATTTCTAATAATTCTATCGATTTAATATTAACCGACCCACCGTATATTATTTCTAAAGATTCAGGTATGAATGACCATTATAACAATGTAAAATCGAATGAAGAAAATAATGTTCAATACGTCAAAACAGAAGATGAATGGAAATTATATAAAACCGAAAATAATATCGAGAAGGATGAAAATAAAACGAATTTTATGAAATATGGTACAATTTATGGTAAAAAATATTGTGTAAAAACCGATTATGGTGAATGGGATACGAATTTCACAATGGAAAAATTAGATGAATTTATCGGTGAATATTATAAGAAATTACGTAAAGGCGGTACTCTCATTATCTTCTTTGATTTGTGGAAAATCACCACCTTAAAAGAAATTATGGAGAAACATAAATTCAAACAAATCAGATTTATCGAATGGATTAAGACCAATCCACAACCCAGAAATAGTAATATTAATTATTTAACCAATTGTAGAGAAATTGCACTATTAGGAGTAAAAGATGGAAACCCTACCTTCCATAGCTCATATGATAATGGTATTTATAATTTCCCGTTTTATAGTGGAAAAAACAGATTTCATCCTACACAGAAATCACTCGTTTTATTTGAAGAATTAATCAAAAAACATTCGAATGAGAATGATACGGTTCTCGATACATTCTTAGGTGCAGGGACTACGGCAATCGCTTGTAAAAAAACCAATCGGAAATTCAAAGGGTGTGAAGTAGCCAAAGAATATTTCGATAAAATTATCGTTTAGACCGATTTATCTACGACGATTTCTTTGAGAACATTTCTCTTGATTTTTTCAAAGAATTTTTCATCTTCTTCATTAGAGGCACCGCCTAATGCTGATTTATAATATTTTCGATAGTCGATATTATCTTTAGAATCTAAAGTGATACAATCTGGATGTTCTTCCTTCCATTGGTTTAACTGTTGTAAATTCTTATTTGCTACTTGATTTACTACTTTCTTAAATCTGGTTTTGTTATCATCTTCTTTTTCCCATACATTATCATTTTTTATATAAAGTGTTTCTCTTTTGGAATCGGTACAATGCATTGGTCGTTTTGTAGTATCCACCCCATCTAAATTATTTATAATTATTTTGGTAATTCCTTCGACAAATCCCAATTTACCAGTGTTCTCGAAATCTTCTGTTGTTAATTTGAGAGAATTTACAAAATCTGTAATATTCATCGCATCTTTACACGTTTCATTGAGAAAAAATTGGAGATTGAATTGATTATTATTCGTTGTATTATTGGAATTAGTATTCGTAATACTTTGGTTTTTGGATAATTCAACGATTTGTTTATTTTGTTCTATAATTGTATTCTGCAATTCACTTGTTTTCTGTATAAAAACGTTTTGTAACTCTTTATTTTGTTTGATGAATTCAAAAAACATCTCTGGTGTAATCGAGTTATTCATTGGTGGTGGTGGTGTTGGATTTGCTTGTGCTATCCCATTACAAGCCTTTTTATGTTTGCATAAACTAGATTGATGTTTATAACTTTTATTACATTTTTCACATTTATATTCATAAAATGGTTTATGGGTATTTTCATTAGCCAAATTAGTCTTATTTAGCATATTTTGGGTTTTTATATGTTTTGCAGATAAATTATGTCGAAAATAATCTTTTTTGTTATTAGTTTTGAAGTTGCATTGTTCGCATATAAACTTTTGGGTTTTTGTATTATCCATATATACTAATATATGCCTAAATAATTTTACCCCATATTTTAACGATAAAAATTTTATAAAAAATGTATGGTAACCACATTAGAATAATTTTTTCGGGATTTACTGCATTATGCTTTAAAACTGATTTTTTGATTTTTTCCAAAAATTCTTTAATGAGATTTTCGAAAATTGGACATTTATAAATGTCCTTTTTTACATGACCCCCCTGACTTTTTTTTGGGAAATTTTTTTGAGTATGATAGAAATTTTTCTTCCATATGGATACTATTTTCCTCTACTAGAATGTAGAAGAGTCAATAATTTGATATCAAATTGTGCATAAAATGAACAAACATATGTAATAAAAAATATTATTATATACTATATGAATACAATATCTTATATCATAAAAATAAACGGTATATATGATATCTTATGTGCGATTTCTATTATGAATTGGTTACCCATACCATACTTAGATGGATTACATTTATCGATGATAAAAGACCCACATAATACTATGTTCGAACGATTTTTTGCTTATTGGATATTTACGTATGGTATTATCAGACTCTCCAATAATTATTTATTGATATGTTATTCGTACTTACTAGAATCATTCTTTTTAGCAAATGAATTATATTTGGGTTCCGTATATCCCGGTCAATCTATATTTGTCATCCTTTTTTCTTTAGTATTCGCCTATTTATCCTATCGAGAAGCATAAGGGCATTTCTCTAAGCCAATGGCCTGATTCGCTAATTTATCCGCATTATCATTACCTAGTGAATGCACATCTGTATTATCAGTATGAGCCCGAATATGTATAAACCGAATATTGGGTTTGTCTTTATATAATTCATACACGGTCTTCACTAATTCCTTATTCGGTATTTCTTTTTTCCAGCCGGTCAAATGACATTTTTCACCATAAGACGAAACACATTTGATTGCATATTCAGAGTCCGATACAATTCCTATTTTCTTTCCGGCATTGATATCGTGTTCAATAATAGCATATGTTTGAATGATAGCCATCAATTCAGCAGTATTATTGGTTTGTTTTCCTTCTATTTTTTGAGAAAGGTTTCGTGAATCATTTATGTCAAAGAAAATCCCGATTCCTGCTGATGCATTACTTCTTCCGTTATTGGAACACGCACCATCGGTATAAACATAATAATCGGGAATAAATTCGACGGCGTTTTCAATAGGAATCGAGGGTTCTTCCAAAGTTACTGTATTCACTCGTATAAATTCTTCCGCATCGGCTTGATTCATAAATTTTTTATAAATCGCATTTTTGAAACCTTTTACGGATTGGTTACATTCATCCCAATTGGAAAAAATACCAATCGAATTACCGTTTGCAACTGCATAAAAAGGCATTTTCTTATATCTACTATTTTTCACACTATATATATTTATTCAATTTTTAGACCGTTGAAAAGTTTGATTTTTCTCACAATTATATTTTAGAATAAATATGTATATATATATTAAATGATTTCAAAAACAGATTTTTTTAAAGCGTGTATAAATAGCCTTAAAAACCCTGATGCAGAACTTCAAATCCCTGATGCAGGACTTAAAATCCCGGATGCAGAACTTAAAATCCCTGCAGGAAATAAACTAATAATAGCTCATGAGATTTTAAAATATTCATCAAAGCCGATATGGTATTCTATTGGCGATTTTGTCACTGCAACTTATACTGCCATAGAGTTAAAAGATAATGTCAAGACATTTGCATTGGTAGATAACACGTTAAAACATATTCAGTTAAGCCCTGATGAGGATATTAACTATAGTAATATTACGCAAATATATATACATAAAAATTATATTGATATGAATTCATTAAGTAATAAAATTTATTCAACGTTTTTATCAAATCCTTATGCTATAATACCATATAATCAAATGTATATTGAGCATTCTAAAATTTTAAATATGTTAAAAGAACAATCTCATATCACAGACGATATTGCAGACTATTATTTATTTTATTATACTGGAACTCATGATGGAGGAAAGAAACCGCGAAAATCCAGAAAACACCGAAAAAGCAGAAACCGCAAATCCAAATCCACAAAAAATAGATATCGAAGACAATATAAATAATATCTAAACGTAACTGGAAACAATATATATTGGTCTTTCTTATATAATGGGATTATTTCAACCATAATTCATCCACCAAACCATATTCAATGGCGGTGTCCGAGTTCAACTATGTTTCGAAAAGATTATAAATCGATAACATTAAAGTTATCAGGGAACACATCTAATAATTTTTCAAAATTCCAGCGAAATTTAATACCATCCCGATGATTATGTATTTGGAATTCACCTAATGTAATATTTTTCGTATTTTGTTGTAAATATAAAGTAGTGCTTTCATTCCAAGTCTTGTTTTTATCAATATGACCAAGAATAAGAGGATATTTTTCCCATTCGATTTCATTTTTTTTAGTAACATATTTCAATAAATTCTTTTTTTCATTATAATAAATCGTATCACAATCAAACGTATAAATGAAATATTGTTTCAAAAGCATATTCAAGTTTTGTTGTATATATGTTTTGATATCATCACACGTACTGGTTAATGGTAGAGTAAAATGCTCACAAAACTTTTTCTTGGTACATTGCCCAATGACTTGAGGACAAACTTTACCATCCTTTTTGGTAGTTTTTGCACTGAGATGTTTTTCAATCTCACCTGAGCTGGTAGTAAAATCATATCGAGAACCATTTTTAGCGGTATGAATACAAGTGGGAAACACATTTTTCAAAGCAGCAATCCGATTTTTTAATATTTCGGCACGTTCGACATCATATTTGAAGGTACCATCATAGGGAGTTTCGTATAATAAACAGATAGATTTTTCAAAAATTTTACCCAAATCTTCGGTTAAAACCTTGGGTTTATTGGTGATAGAGGCCATTCGTCGATACTTTGTATAGAATAATATTATAATTATAAACAGTAAGTACATTTTCAATTTTGTAAATCTATATAATATGCAAGTAAAATATATAAACGCAATATAATAGTTATTGTAACAAAAATGCAATCGATCGATAAAGTCTTTTTTATTAATTTGGATAGATGTCGAGAACGTAAAGAACATTTTTATAAACAATGTGAAATTCATAAAATTCCAATGGATAAAGTAGAACGCATTTCCGCTATTGATGGAATGAAACATCCATTTAATCCAACGGAACAAAAGATGTTTAAACGGGCGAATTATCAATTGAATCCGGAAAATATAACGAAAAAAATAATGGGGAATCAATTGAGTCATTTTTATACCTTGAAACATATCATCGCGAAGAATTATAAAGTTGCAATTGTCGTACAAGATGATGTGGTTTTTCGAGATGGATTTGTCAAATTTGTTACGGATATGATAGTGAATTTACCGGAAAATTCGGAAATAGTGAATCTCAGCTTACATAAGAAGGCGGATGGAAAAGAATTTATAGCTTGGGATTTTAAAAGCGAAAGCGATGGTAAAAGCGATAGCGAAATAATATATAGTCGAAAAATAAACGAATATGTAAGTGTATGGAAAGAAGAATGTAATCCTTGTTCATTAGCGTATTTGGTTACATTACAAGGAGCGAAAAATATAGTGACTTATTTTGAAATGTTTGGATTCCGTGAAACCACCGATTGTAATTTCAATAAATATTTACAAAATAAAGAAATCTTTTATGGTTCCACCAAAGTAATGGCTACGACGAATACAGATTTCGAAAGTGATATATTCCGATAAAAATAATATAAATACTTTACTACTTATATTATTACGATAAACCGAATGGAAGATGGTATAGAAAGAAGTATATCTATCTTATTGGATACAATACAACGAATAAAACCAAGTGAAAAAAAGCAAGAAACTCCACCTACTGCAACAAAAGAATCAGATGATAAAAAAGAGAAAAAGGATTAAATAACATCTTTTGGTAAAGGAAATCCGTTACGAATGGTTGGGTCGAAGGTTCCTTTGGGTTGAAATAATCTAGGTTTTGTTACATTGTTTTCATCATATTTACCCGAATCTACTTGCTGTTGTGTATGTGAAATACCACCCCAATTTGGATCCATTGCATTATCACTCATTCGGGCCAATTCGGTAGAATCGTGTATTTTATCGAGCACAGTATATTTACCAACATATAAACTGGTAGGGTCAAAACCAGCATAGTTATTGGCATTATAATTACCGTTTTCTCTATGAGCATCTATGATAGGAATTGCTGGAGGAGTCGCTGGTTGTTGATATTGTGGTGTAGGCATTGGTGGTTTCACCGCATAATTGGTAGGGTTATATAAAGGAATACTCGTATCATCACCATTAAGCATTGCATTAATAGCGGCGTCATTACGTTTCAACGTATTGAAGTGTCGAATACCACCTTCTAATTGTAGAGGACTAGGATGTTGTTTATATACTTCTTGGCCTTGTGTATCGTATTCACGTTTTAAAAATAAAACAGGACAATTCAATCCTTTCGAACGTTGGTTTTCTAAATATACTTTATAATCATCTAAACTATTGAATTCGATAGGGTTGGTGCCTTCTGATTTAGATTTTCGAGTATCGAATAAAAGGTATTTATTTCCCTTACTCACTAATAAATCAGGACAATTTTCGGGTATATTGGGTTCATCTTTATTTTCCATTCCTTCTTTTTTCATACCATAAGTGGCAACCACATATAAACCAGCTAAAAATACTACGATTAGAAATATTTGAAATAATATTCTTATTTTGTTCATATTGTAACGATTCTTATAATATAAACGGCGAAAATATAATATACGTAAATGAAAAAATCTTTATTTAGAATATATGAGAAAAGTAAAATCACATCGAAGAAAATCCTATAAAAAGAAACCACGCACGACTCAAAAAAAACAACATAAACCAACTATTGTGGGATTGATACACGCAAATTGGTGTGGTCATTGTCAAACACTTATGCCGGTTTGGGAAGAACTGGTCAAGACAATGAAGGGTAATAAGTCATTTCATATAGTTAAAATCGAATCATCAGATGTTAATAAAGATGCTAGAATGGCTCATATTAATTCAAAATTATCAAAGGATAGTTCAAAATTAGAAGCCAATGGATTTCCTACTATTTTCAAAGTGAAAAATGGTAAATTGGAATACTATGATAAAGAACGTCAATCCGATGCAATGCGTAAATGGTTTTCGAGTTAGAAAGTAACTCTTCAAAAATGTATTCATTTCTGTGTAGGAACACATTTTTTGCGGGTTCCTGTTTTACACTTCTTACATTGTTTTCGGATAGTTTTTATCACGTTGATGGGTTTTTCGGCATCTTTTATAAATTTCTCAGTATATCGTGCAATAACATTTTGAAATAAGGTTTTGTTTTTATGTGGTTTGATTTCGTTCTTTATATTACGAAACGTAAGTGATTTCATTTTATTGAATTCACCTTTGGGAATACCATAATAATCCTCAAACTGGATATCAAAACTACCTGTTTTCGTCTTTTTTTTATCAACCCCCAATAATTCAATCAATTTATTCAGATTTTTTTCACTCACACAATCAATTTCCATATAGGTCGGTATTCCCGGAATATCATCGATTGTGATTTCGTGTGCCAATGGATGACTATATTTTTCTCTTATACTTTCTTGAAACGATTTTTGTTCTACCCCTAAACTTTCCATAAATGCACCGGCTTTATCAAAATCTTCATTGATAGATACTTCTGTCTCGTAAGGATATTTATCGTGTTTTTTTATTTTTACAGTCATTGTTACATTCGTCCCTTCATCTCTCACTCTGGCGAACCCGTTTACTTCTTTATCACATAAATGATATACGTTTCTTTTGAACATCTTTGCTTTATGTATTCTTTTACATCCAATCGATTTTAATTTTTTTCTCATTGTATTTACATCTATATCTAATACTTTTATTTCATATTCCATTTTGCTATACTATCCTTATAGAAAAAATTGAATGAAAAATATGTTCAAAAGGTACCTAAATACTAAACTCTATAATAATAAAATGGCGGATAAGAAAATAACGAAGAGATCTCTTATTGTATCAAAATCGTTTCGTCTTTTAGATTTTCATATTTTCGATGAGAACCCTGAAAGATTATCGGATTCGGATAGTGATTCGATCGATGGAAGAAGATATAATCCAAGACAAGATGATTTACAGTTCATCATTCAAATGTTTGGTGTAGATGAAAGGGGTGATACGTGTTGTTTATTTATTCAAGACTACCAACCATTCTTTTATGTAAAAGTGGGTAAATCTTGGACACAGCATAATGTAATGGTGTTATTGGATGAAATACGGAAAAAAATAGATAGACGTTTTGCGGATTCTATTATAGAAGCTGAACTCGTCGAATATCAGAAATTATATGGATTTTGTGCGGGAAATAAAGATAAATTTGTCAAATTCGTTTTCAAAAATACCATCGTAATGAATAAAGTGAAAAATCTTTGGTTTCAATATATTAAAAATGAAGCGAATCCAGATGACTATCGAAAGCGTGTAAATTTGGTATCACAAGGCGTTACTCTAGAATTATACGAATCGAATATTCCACCATTATTAAGATATTTCCATATCAATAATATTAGTCCTTCTGGTTGGGTTTCGATACAAAAAAATCGTGTATTAAAACCAGCCATAAAAACAACTACTTGTACATATGAATATATTTGTAATATCGAAAATATTAAACCCGAACCGAATAAAGAAACACGTGTTCCATATAAGATATGTAGTTTTGATATAGAAGCGAGTAGTAGTCACGGCGATTTTCCTCTACCCATAAAAACATATAAACGTCTAGCTACCAATATTGTAGATAGTTTTATAAAACAAGACTCTATTCAACCTATCGATAAAAACAAGGGCAAATTATTATTACAAAAAATCATTTTAACCGCTTTTGAATATGATAAATTCGATGATATTGATATTGTATATCCGAAAACCAAACCTACCAAAGATGAATGTAAAAAAATGATAAAAGAACTATTCGAACAAACCGTGGAAACGGTCGAAAAAAATAAATCGAAATTATTGACTATCGAAGGTATTTTCGAAGAAATTAAAGAATTACAAATGCAGGGTGGTAGTGGTGATGGCGAAGATAATGTGGTTGAAAATACCGATGACACCCCAAGTTATTCATATAAAAAAAAGGAAAAGAAAACCGACGTCGCCAAAGGTACCACCATAATAGATATTTTATTAAATAGTCATTATGACCGTGATGAAAAAATACAATTCGTCAATATGTTACTTACACCAAATGATGAAGATAATCAAATATTCCCTCCATTAGAAGGTGATAAAGTAACTTTTATTGGTTCAACTTTTATGCGTTATGGTGAAGAAGAAACATATTTGAATCATTGCTTGGTATTAGGTAGCTGTGCCCCCGTAGATGGAGCAGTGATAGAAACGGTCGATACCGAAAACGATTTATTAGTAAAATGGACGGAACTGATACAGAAGGAAAATCCCGATATTATTATTGGGTATAATATATTTGGTTTTGATTATGAGTTTATGTTTCGTCGTGCCCAAGAAAACAATTGTGAAGAAGAATTCTTATTATTATCACGTAAAAATGGTGAATTATGTGCGACATATAATAAAGAGAAGGAACTGGTGATAGAAAATACGAAATTGAAAATAGCGAGTGGTGAATATGATTTACGATTCTTTAAAATGACGGGTCGCCTACAAATCGATATGTATGCCTATTTCCGTCGTGATTTTAATCTATCTTCCTATAAATTAGATGATGTTGCCGGTCAATTCATTAGTGATGATGTGAAAAAATTCGTACATTCCTATCATACGAATCACGGTGATGTAACGGAGTTATATAGTCAAAATTTAACTGGATTACATATAGGTGATTTTATACATATTGAATTAACTGGATTCACCTCGGATTATTATAAAGATGGTAAAAAATTCAAGGTATTAGATATTGAGCGAAACCGTAGTGTAACTGAAATTATAAAAGATAAAGAAATCACAAATACATATAATATTATTGTTATTGAAGGGCACGAAGATTTAGATAAAACGAAGTCAATTAAATGGGGCACCGCAAAAGATGATGTTACACCACAAGATATTTTCAGATTGGCGAATGGTGATGCAAAAGATCGAGCGGTCGTTGCGAAATACTGTATTCAGGATTGTAACCTAGTTCACCATTTGATGAACAAAATAGATGTTATAACGGGTTATGTAGAAATGTCAAAAATATGTAGTGTACCGATTAGTTTCTTAGTATTTAGGGGTCAAGGTATAAAATTAACCAGTTATGTAGCAAAAAAATGTAGAGAAAAGAATACATTAATGCCTGATTTGGAAAAAGGAAGCGGCGACGATGGATATGAAGGGGCGATTGTATTACCTCCGAAATGTTCGATGTATATGGATAATCCAGTGGCTTGTGTAGATTATGCCTCATTATATCCGTCATCTATGATAAGTCAGAATTTATCACACGATAGTAAAGTATGGACAAAAGAATATGATTTGAATGGTAATTTAATAAAGGAATTTGGTGTTCGTGATAAAAACGGTAATTATTTATATGATAATTTACCAGAATATGAATATATAGATTTGGAATTTGATACTTTTGGATATAAAAGAAAAACGCCGACATCTCGTGCTGAGAAAACGAAAGTAGGAAAAACGATATGCCGTTGGGCTCAATTTCCCGATAATAAGAAGGGTATTATGCCTTCTATATTAGAAGAATTATTAAAAGCACGTGCGGATACCCGTAAGATGATAAAAACGATAAAAGACCCGTTTATGCAAAACATTTTAGATAAGCGACAATTAGGTTATAAGGTGACTGCGAATTCATTATATGGACAATGTGGTTCTAGAACTTCGACGTTTTATGAAAGAGATGTGGCGGCATCCACTACTGCGACTGGACGTATGATGATAATATATGCGAAAAGAATTATCGAAGAAGTTTATGGAGATAGAGAATATAATACGGAATGTCACGGGCCAGTATTAACCAAAGCCGAATATATATATGGTGATAGTGTGGCGAATTATACACCAGTTTATATACGTAATAACGGAAAATTCGATATTTGTACAATAGAACAATTAGCTGAAAAATATGGTAATAATTATTGGGTTACGTGTAAGGAGGAAGGAAAACAAGATAAAGAGTTTTGTGAATTAGAAAATATTGAATCTTGGACAGAAAAAGGTTGGACAAAACTATATCGTGTGATACGGCATAAATTAGCCGACCATAAAAAAATGGTTAGAATATTAACTCATACTGGGTTGGTTGATGTTACCGATGACCATTCATTATTATTGCTAGATGGTAAAGAAATATCACCCAAAGACGTTGCCGTTGGAACAAAGTTATTGCATAATTGTTTTCCAATAGTTGAATCAACAATTTCATCTATTACTGAGGATGAAGCACAAATTATGGGATTCTTTTTCGGAGATGGTAGTTGTGGTTATTACGAATGTAAATCTGGTAAAAAAGCATGTTGGGCATTAAATAATGCAAACCCCGTATTATTGAACAAATATCTAGAATTATGTAAAAAGGTTTATTCAGATTTTGAATGGGTAATCATGGATACAATGGAAAGTTCAGGTGTAAATAAAATTTCTCCAAGATGCTCAAAATATGGTTCAATTAGTAATTTTGTACAAAAATATCGTGAAATGATGTATTATAACAAATCAAAAATTATTCCAAATGATATTTTATTAAGTAATGAAAACGTTCGTCGTGCATTTTGGAATGGAATGTATGACGCTGATGGAGATAAGGATGCAAATGGATATGTTAGAATCGACCAAAAAAATCAAATAAGTGCTTCTAATATTGCTTGGTTAGCATCAAGCTTTGGTTGGAACATTTCTATTAACACTAGAAAAGATAAATTAGATGTATATAGAATTACTACGACAACCAAAAAACAAAGAAAAGACCCAAATGCTATAAAAAAAATCCAAGAAATACCGTATGAAGGATATGTATATGATTTAACTACCGAAAATCATCATTTTGCAGCTGGAATTGGAAAAATGATAGTGCATAATACAGATTCAGTATTCTTTACATTTAATTTACAAGAACCAGTGACAGGGAAAAAGATTCGAGGTAAAGACGCATTAGAAATCACGATAGAGATTGCACAAGAAGTAGCCAAATTATGCACACAGTGGTTAAAACTGCCGATGGAATTAACATATGAAAAAACATTGATGCCGTTTATATTATTATCGAAAAAGCGATATGTGGGTATGCTATATGAAGAAAACCCGAATAAGGGTAAATTGAAGTATATGGGGTTATCATTAAAACGACGTGATTCTTGTGATTATTTGAAGGATGTGTATGGTGGTATTTTGAATATATTGATGAAGGAAAATAATATCAAAAAATCGATGGAATTCTTGGAACAATCACTGAATGATTTGGTAGAAGGTAAAGTGCCGATGGATAAATTGACGATTACCAAGGCTTTACGAAGTGATTATAAGAATCCGAATCAAATCGGTCATAAAGTATTGGCTGACCGTATAGGTAAAAGAGACCCGGGTAATAAACCGAAACCAGGTGACCGTATGAAATTTGTATTTATAGTGAATAACGAACGTAAAGCATTGATGGGTGATAAAATAGAAACGCCTGAATTCATCATTGAAAATAAATTACAAATTGATTATGCTCACTATATTACAAATCAATTGATGAAACCATTACAACAATTATTTGGCTTAGCATTAGAACAGATATGGGAATTAAAAAATAAAATAACCGCGATAAACGCATATAAAAAAGATGTATTGAAAATTCAAAAAGATTATCCAGATATGGAAGATTTTATGAAGAAGAAAGAAAAATATTGTTCAGACAAGATAAAAACAATGTTATTCGATTCGGTATTGGATAAAATATATAATGAAAAACATAAGATACAGACAATAACGAGTTTCTTTCAACCGAAGTAAATTCTTTCGTTATATGTATTTTTTATCGGTCATTATATTCACCTGACGTATCACTATTAGAGTAATATATGGGAAATTCAAAAGTAAAAACATTTGCACCAGAATTTAAAATATCAGGTTGACCCCCATTATCAAAATAATTATCTAATGCTCCTGATATAGTATGTGTGATATTTCTCATTACTGCATCTAACCCAGAATTATTTCTACGTGGTGTTGTATTATAAGAAATATCGATAGGTGAATGAGAAATATTTGGTGAAGAAGTTCTCGAAGGTATAGTATTATTTGATAAATCGGTATTTGAATTCGTTTGTTCTCCTTGTTCTACATAATCGCGAATGTCATAACGACATACCGGACAACGTACATTATTTTGAAACCAATTACGTATCGAAGGTTCTTTAAACGTATGACGACAATGTTTGATTTGACATACGGTTTCATTTTCTTGGAAATCTTCCAATGTAATAGGACATCTATTATTGATATCAGTCATATCATCAGTGTATTCAAATAATCTAGTGGCGGTTATAATCTGTTGTTCAGTGGGTCTTACAACCACATTTGTAAATAAATCCGTGAATCTTCTACCGATATTTATATTATTTCTATATATTCTAGGAAGGTTCGTAGGTGTATTGATTCGAGCGGTATCAATATTAGATGGAGCAGCACTGGGTATTGTATTAGTATAAGAATAGGTAATGCCCGAACTATTATTGGTTGGTGTGAACATCGTATTACCGCTTCTATTTCTAACAGGTTCTTCTAATGTACTATTCATAGGACGACTATTAGAAAATAATTGTAATGCACATAACACATTCTCTTGGTATAATCGGAAATTATCTTGGTATAATCGAATATTTTGATTATAATTATTCATAATATTGATAATTTGGTTACGATATATATAATTTTCGTCATTTAAATTATCTGATGAATTCATATTGGAATATGGATGTTGTCGCGTTCGTCGTCTAGTATTATTAGCTCGACGGGTCGTATTCTCAAATCCTAGTGCTTCTTGCATTAATTCGATAAGAATACTATTGATTTCATTATCTCCGATATTATGATTGTTCTCCATAATTAAGATCTATACAATAATATAAAGATTTGTCTATATATTTATTTACATAGAATAGAATAAATAGTTCATGGATATCACAAAATATAGTAAGAAAGGATACACCGGAATAGATAATCTGGGTAATACTTGTTTTTTAAATTCTTGCTTACAAGTTCTCAATCATACATATGAATTAAATGAAATATTAGATAATATCAATTATAACCGATTTTTGAAACAAGGTATTTCGGATTCGAATATATTGAATGAATGGAATGATTTACGAAAAACAATGTGGAGTGGGAATGGAGTCGTATCACCCAATAAATTTGTACATAATGTTCATGACATCGCTAAAATAAAAGGAAAAGATATATTTACTGGGTGGGCACAGAATGATATGCCCGAATTCTTACTCTTTATGATTGATTGTATTCATAATAGTATTTCACGTGGGATTCATATGAAAATAAATGGTAATAAAGAAAATGGATTGGATGAATTAGCCATAGAATGTTATTCAATGTTGAAAAATATATATTCTAAAGAATATTCGGAAGTAATGGATTTATTTTTTGGAATATATATGTCCGTGATACGTTCGAAAAATGGTGATAAAATTTTAGCGATTAAACCAGAACAGTATTTTATTTTAGATTTACCAATCATGAATGAAGAATCGAAAGTGGTCGCTAATTTATATGATTGTTTTGAATTATTTACCAAATCAGAATATTTGGAAGGTGAAAATGCTTGGTATAATGAAAAAACCGGACAAAAAGAAGATATCCGAAAGCAAATGTGCTTTTGGAATTTTCCCAAAGTATTCATCGTAAGTTTGAAACGTTTCACCCCCGATGGAATGAATAAATTAAATAATTTGATAGATTTTCCGATAGATGATTTAGACTTATCGAAATATGTCCATGGTTATAACCCATCGAAATATAAATATGAATTATTCGGCATATGTAATCATATGGGTGGCGTAACGGGTGGACATTATACTGCATTTGTTCGACATATAGATAATGTATGGGTACATTTTAATGATAATAGTGTAGAAATAGTAGATGATGCATCCAAAATAGTCACTCCCTTGGCCTATTGTTTGTTTTACCGTAAAAAGAAAATATAGAAATATAATATAATAGAAATATAAATGAATGATAACGAAATTATAACATATCAAGAAAAAATAAAACATACAGATAATAATGTTACGGATGATATAAAAACGATGTTTGATACCGTATTTAATAAATCAACGATTGTTTTAGTCATATGGTTTTTAGCAATATATTTCGTAGCATATTTTATTTTAGGATTCTTTTTTAAATCTGGTACAACCGGTGGTAATTTTCAATCCAATTTAAGTCGAACATTGGATTTCATTATCTTAGCATTTTTATTAATCTTTATGGTGAGTAGTTATTATTATTTACCGGAAGAAAAGAAAGAAAATGTCATTTCAGATACAGGTAAAACAGCGATGCAATATATAAATAAACCATCCTCTATCATTTCGACATTCGGATTTATCTTTTTGTTTTATGTGGTGATTTACTTATTTAGAATACCTATGGAATCTGGTTCGAAATCTATTTTTGTTTCATTGGTAGAATCAGGTGCTTGGATTACTCTATTGATAACCGTAATCATTCAGTTTTTCAAAGTGGCATTGAACAAAAATATAACGGATACAATAGGTTCAATATTCAATTGGTCTGATTTACCATCTGATATACCAATTTCAGGGAATGCATCCGTTTCAGGTAATACATATGTTCCTAGCAATCTAGATATTTTACAAGATTTACATATAAAACAACAATCTGTGGTTATACCCCTACCCGAAAAAGATGAAGTCTTTAATGTGTCGAATAATTTATATACATATGATGATGCTCAGGCCGTATGTAGTGTGTATGGTGCTCAAGTAGCAACCTATGACCAAATTGAAGATGCTTATGAAAAAGGCGCTGAATGGTGTAATTATGGATGGTCAGATAAACAAATGGTATTCTTTCCTACGCAAAAATCCACGTGGGATAAATTACAACAACACGAAAAAACCAAAAATAGTTGTGGGAGACCAGGTATAAATGGTGGCTATATGGCGAACCCAAAATTGAAATTCGGTGTCAATTGTTTTGGTAAAAAGCCAAAAGCAACTGATTCGGATTTAGCCCGTATGACAGCGGGAAGTACGGTGACTTATCCAAAATCAAATGCCGAAATTGCATTAGAGAAAAAAGTACAATTCTGGAAAGAACACGCCGATAAATTATTACGGGTAAATTCTTATAACCATAAACAGTGGTCTGAATATTAGATTATACTCAATGCACTTCCAATAACCAAATAAAAATATGTTCTAAACAAAATATATTTTTATTTTTCTTGTTTTTTTGTTTTACGGTTTTGTTCCGTGAAATGTTTCTTGGTTCTCGAATTCGACGATTTCTTTGTATGAAGAACAGAAGAAAATAACTTATCAAATATCTCATCACTGATTACATCCTGCTCACTTTCTTTGGGTTTTATTGCCGATATCAATGTTTTGTTTGGTGTATGTACTAAACCGATAGGTACGACCAAGTTCTCGAATCTAGATAATCCGACTCCCGAAGCTCCTCCTAACATTCCTCCTCCTATCATTCTTTCATCTTGTATTTTATATCCACCTTTCATCATACCATCTGAAGTGGTATTAAATATATAACTATTGATTATTGAATCTGCTATATTCATTCTATTGTATTATATAATATAATCATATTTTTATGATTTCGCATACCGACGAATATCCTGACTCGTAGTAATCTCACGATGTTCCTTCAAATATTGTATAATAAAATCCACTTTGGTTTTATCTGGAATAATTTCGGCTAAACATTTTTCGATATACCCATAACTCAGGGGACTATATTCCTTTTTTTCATAGACCTTCAGTTCTCCATCTGTAATACCTATCTTTTTATCAGTGAGGTTATTTTCCGTCATATAGCTACAAATATCGGTCGTTACATTATGCTTTATATCACGTAACTTACGGGTCTTATCATTTATTATTTTTAATTGGCCATCGATAAGAACCCATTTTCGAATGTTCTCGATAAATTTCGTTTTGGGTGATTCGATGACTTGGTGGTTCTCAATATTATTATTCATTATTATAATAATATTATATTTCTTTACTTATACTTACGCTTAACCGCTATGCTTTTCCGAAGGTGCTTACGCTTAACCACGATGATTACGACTACGACGATGATTATGACTCTCTTGGTGCTTACGACTACCGCGATGAGCTTTACGGGTTCCTCTTTCTACTCCCTTATCTACCATATTTTTGGCGGTTTTGGTTTTCTTATAGATTTTCTTTGCTGCCTTGATAGCTTTTTTAAACGAATATCCAGGTCTTTCTTTGTTTTCTTCAAATATCTTAGTGACTAATTCTAACCAAGGGTTTCCCATTTTATATACTAAGTGGATATATTTATCCTTTCCATAATTATGGCTAAATATCTTATAGACTGTTCGATTGTTCCATCGTCTTATTGACTATTTTAATTAATTTGAGAACCAAGAATAAATTGGTAATTACCATAAATAATAAGAAAACACAAAAAATGCATATGAACCATATGTATAGATAACTTTCGGCATAAATCATATTCGCCAGAGGCTTAATAATTTCTTTTACATCTCTACGTATATCTTCATTTTGGAATAATTCAATACAAGTATCACGAATATTTTTCATTATATTTCTTTATAATTCTTTATACAATTTATATATTTTTTTATGCGTTTTTTACCGAACAATGTTTGCAGAAAAAATACGAAAAAGTACAAGATGTTCTCTTTTTTACGTACGTACTAAAATACCCAGTAAAAAAGTAGGTTTTCTTGCATAAAATTGAATCACTTTTTCTGTATAATATTAGAGGTATTCACACAACAAACAACAGCTAACTTAACTAAACAATCACTACAACCGCTTATTTTAATAAAATGTCCGTCACTAAACAAGTCGTTAAATTATTATCCACCAAGTACAACTTCTCATTCGATGAAGCATTTGAATATGTTACTACCCAAATCAATGCTAAAAAATCAATGACCAAAGAGGAAAAGGCCGAGCTCCGAAAACAAGAGCGTCAGCAAGCCAAGACTGCTAAGATTCAAGCTAAAGAATATGCTAAGGCTACTAAGATTCAAGCTAAAGAAGATGCTAAGGCTAATAAAAAATCTAAAAAAGACACCGATGGTGATAAACCTAAAGAAGATAAACCTAAAAAGCCAAGAACCGAAGCTCAACTCGCAGCTACTGCTAAGATGATTGAGGCGAATAAATTAAAAAAATTAGCCAAGGAAACTATTACTGAAAATGCTTAAAGTCGCTAACGCTTAGAAAATGCATAAATATATCTTAAACACAATATAAAAAAAATAAAAGAGAAAATGGGTCTAAGCCATTTTTTCACGGGTCAATAGATGCGTTCTCAAAACAGAATAAAGAAATAATAATAATATAATAAAATGGAGAACATATTTGAGCCTACCGATAAATTTAACTTTGAAAAACTTATGTTAACAAAACCCATTTCAATTCCTGGTGGTAATTATTTTATAAAATGTCTAATCAATGAGAACCCATTATATTTACAGCCACCGAGATGTAAAACGAAACAGGGTATCATTAAAGCCGGAAAACGTATTTATTCCGATTTAATGTTCTCGAATGAAAACGACCAATTTATTCGATGGATGGAAAATTTAGAAACACATTGTCAAAAGTATATTTATAAGAATCGTGCTCAATGGTTTGAAGGTGATTTAGAATTACACGATATTGAGAACTATTTTACATCACCGCTGAAAGTTTATAAATCAGGAAAATATTATACATTGAGAACAAATATCACACCTGTTTTAGGAAAACCTAGCTTGAAAATATATGATGAAAATGAAAATGAAAAAGAAGTAGACATCGAATCAATCAATGATAATATGGATATTATAACCATTTTAGAAATACAAGGTATCAAATGCTCTCAACGTAGCTTTCAAATAGAAATCGAAATAAAACAAATGTTGGTAATGAAACCCCAAAATTTATTTGAAAAATGTCTCATAAAACCTAGAATAATCGATGGCGCATCAGATACTCATATAGATGATATTTCAAAAGAAACCAAAACCATTATAGAACCCATTATCGAGAACATTGATGAAAATAGGATAGATATAATAAAAACAGAAGAAACACAACTACAACAAGAACAAGAAGTTTTAGCGGAAATAATAGAAGAACCACCACTCTTGGATGAACGAATAAAAGAAGAAATAAAGATAGAAACAAAAGTATACGACCCCAATGAAATTCAGGAAGTTGAATTTAATTTAGAAGAATTAAATAGTTCAGATAGTATTCAAATAAAAAAACGCAATGAAGTGTATTATGAGATGTATCGCGAAGCAAGACGAAAAGCCAAAATAGCGAGAGATTTAGCACTTTCTTCATATTTAGAAGCAAAAAGAATCAAAAACACATATATGTTGGATGATATTAAAGACAGTGATGATAGTGATTTAGAAACAGAAGATTCAGAAGATTCAGAAGAAAAACAATAAATGAAAATGTTTAATATCAAAGTAACCACATAATTATTTAGGATATTTTTATACGGAATTAAATCTTCATTTGTATATATAAAGATGTTTAAAAATATCAGTCAAGGGTTTTTCAAATTTTTCACAAAAGAAAGAGTAGTTATTTTAGTCATATTCTTAGTATTGGCTTTTGGATTATTATCATATTCCGGTGCAAAATCATTAGTGGTTGATAAAATGACATTGAACTCTGTAGACTCATCTGCTGATTCATCATATGCCCAACAACTTGATGCACCTATAGCACCATTAGCTCCTAACACACAATCCGCTGGATATGCTCTTCAACCAGTAGCCAATCCTAGTGATTTATTACCTGTTGACCAAAATAGCCAATGGTCTGCTTTAAATCCAAGTGCAATGACACAAGGAAATGTATTAATGCCTGACTTATTACAAGCAGGTTACCATATTGGATTAGATACCATTGGTCAAACCTTGAGAAATGCTAACCTTCAATTACGTTCTGACCCAATCATTCCAAAATCTGATGTTGGACCATGGAATAATAGTACAATGGAACCTGATTTAGCTCGTGTTCCTTTAGAAATTGGTCAAGGCCCTCGTTAAAAGGAGAACGATAAATAAGCAACGATAACTGGTAGTTATAAAGTGGAATAAAGATTATATTATATATTCAGTATAATATAATACATATGGGTTTTCACCTCATTGTTGCTATGAATGATAAAGGTCTTATTGGTATTGATAATAAAATCCCTTGGTATATTCCAGAAGACCTCAACCATTTCAGTAAAACTACCAAACATTCTATTGTCATTATGGGTCGAAAAACTTATGATAGCTTACCTACTGGTCCACTTCCGAATCGTATCAATATTGTTTTATCTAGAGAACCTACTGCTGCATTGGATAGAAATGTTATTTTTACCAATTCCGAATCAGTATTTTCGATTTTGAAACAATATCCACCGAATATGAAAGTATTTATTATCGGCGGTAGTGAAATATATAAATTATTTTTTCATATGTGTAATTTACTGCATATTACCACTGTTTCTAATGATACTGAAGACGATGGTAAAAGCAAAAGTTTTTTCCCATATAGTATGGAATATATAAATAAATATTATGATAAAATAGAAGAAAGCGAAATGTTTTATTCAAAAAACGATAACACTCCTTATCGGTTTTCCACGTTTCGTCGTAAAACTTCATAATATTCGCTCCACGCTTTCTAATGCACCCTCTATCCAACCCTGATTCATACTCACCATCTCACCCACTACAGTCATTCCTTCCTCTGGATGTTGTGCTTTTTCTATAAATTGTTTTCGATTTTTATATTCACTATGGTCTAAGGGTGTGTAATAATGGGTTCCGATATCCCAATAGATACCTAATATCTTGGTTAATTCCAAACTACCCTTGGGAATACCGAGGGCAGTTTCTAATAAACGGCAAAATTTATCACGGTTCTCTGGTATGTTCTCCAAATATTTTTTCAAATACAAAGCAAATTTATTATCACTATAAGCAATCATATAGATTCCTTTATCGGAACTCATTCGAATGATTTTTTGTAATGGCCCGGGTACCACAATATACGATTTGGTATATTCTTTTATCAATGGTATGGATTCTTTCGAGAACTTTCCATAGACTCTGACAAATGGTTGCCCACGGATTTGTTTATATATTTTATGGTGATTCGGTAATAATTTCATTACACTTTCTATCGTGGTCGCCATTATTATTTTTTGTGTCGAGAACATTTTGGTTTCGGTATGAACTTCATATTCATTATGAGAACATTTATCTATTTTGATAACTTTTTGACCGGTTTTTATTTTATCTATTCCGATTTTTTCGACCAATGCATCTTTCAGTGCTTTCCAAGATATTCCGAGACCCGTCCAATGTCCATAATTATCATCAAAACCATAATGATATAATGTATCGTATGCATCTTCGTTTTCATAATCTCTATAACCAGAACAAATAACAAAATGATTATATTTATCTGCACCGAGAACTTGGGTAGCAAATTCTTTAAATGTGGCTTTTACCGTCGGATTTTCACGATATTTTTGTTTTAACTGCATAAAGATTTCTTTGACTTCACATTCTGGGTTAATGGTATCTGCATAATGGTGCCTAGACTCGAACTCGGAATAAGGTACTTTCAAGTCTTTTAATAATTGAATTAATATTTCGTCTTTTCTCTTTCGACCAATTCCAGCACCCGTGACAATAGGCATACCTTCAAAATTCATTTCACCCATACGACCACCTATATATTTTTTATTATTACTTTCTAAAAGAATCAAATTCGTTTCAGGTGATAGTTTTGTAATTTTATAAGCAGAATATAGACCCGCAATACCTGCACCGATAATTATTATATCATATGTCATATTTATAATATAATAAGATTTTTTTGTATTTATTTTTAATCACATAATATAATATAATGGATTTTAATGATATTTTAGGATATTTCATAGTAGGTGCTGTACTCGTGGCCTGTATTTATATCTATTTTGATTCTGCCGATAGTTTTATATTAAAATGTATTGTTTCGGATGTAGATGGAAATAAATACTGCGTAAGAGAACGTTCGAAAGTGAAAGATGCATCCGATTTATTAGCCAACGTTACCGAAAAATGTAAACAATTAGTGAAATATTCCGGTGAAAAACACCCGGAGAATGAAGATGTAAAACGCCTGGTAAAAGGATTTAACCCTAAGAAAATAATGGAAACTTTACCTACGAGCACCTATACTGCCTATTCGGAAAATAAAGGAGAAAAATTGGCGTTTTGTTTGAATAAGAAAAAGGAAAATAATGAAGATTTAATCGATGAACATACATTGATGTTTGTAGCCATACACGAATTATCACACATCATGACGAAAAGTATCGGACATAAACACGATTTCTGGGCGAATTTTAAATTTTTATTAAAAGATGCGAAAGAATCGGGTATCCACGACCCATCTGATTATAAAAAAGCACCTAAAGAGTATTGTGGTATGAAAATATCCGATAACCCATTTTATGATTCATAAAATCGTTTAGCATCTTCATTATCCCAATGTATTTGTGGCGGCATTGGCCATTCGGAAAAAGCAGTTGCTTTCGTAGTAGAACGCTCTAATGCCAATAACATCTTTAATGCTTTTAATCTTCTTTCCACTGGTAACATCTTCATAGGTAATTTACGAGATAATTGTTTCCATCTCCATTCAAATTTCAATGCTTCTGTCCATTCGGGAAATCCTTCTACATAACATATTCGTTCCCAAGCTTCACCTTTTATTACTTTCGAACCAGTTAAATGAGCCCCGCCGGATATTTCCTTATTATGTTGTCTTAAACGTCGATTCGGGTCAACTGTAGCGCCCACATAAGTGACTTTATCGGTACATTCTAATAAATAAACATAAGATGGCTTATTTGTTTTTTGTGTATTCGGGTTCTCGAAATCTTTTATTTCTTCGGCCATTATATTTATTTTATTATAATAAATATCATGTCTAAACTTATAAACCCATAACAGAAAACATATTATTTGTCATTATTTTACTCGTTGAATTTGTGGTACTTTTTATAATGGGTAATGTAATTATTTTACCTGGTGTTGCTCTAACTATATTACTATTCGGAAGTGATGAAGATGATGAAAACATAGGCTTTTGGTCATAACCTTTATTTATTAAATATGTACAAACATCACGATATAATGATATAAAATTAGTATTATGTTGTTTATTTCTCAAACACGCAATAAATGCATCCGTGAAAGCACCGACTGCTTGTGAAGTATCGCTATTATAGGTATCCGCGCTGGTTTGTGTATCTTTACAACCACTGAACATAAAAATATTTGGATTTGAAATATTAATATTATTATTCAATGTTCTCGAAAATATATTATTATTTTGGAATTCATATGAATATGGTAAATCGAAAACTGTACCACTATGACACGAATCAGTTAAAATCACTGTTCTACATTTCGAATTTTTTATAATATTTAACAAATCATCATCCACGATAAAGCCTCTTGTTCTATAATCGACTGGTACTAATATACTATCATATCCACCTGCTTCGTCTTTATTAAAATCCGGTATTTGAGAACCGTGACCACTATAATGTATCCATAATTCTTCTAAACTCGAACTCTGTGCAATCAATGATATAAGAGCATTCATTATATTTACTCTTGTTGGCTGAGCACTTGCATTAGATATGTCATCTCTTAACATTATGATATTGTTTTGTGAATAATCATATGCGTCTATCAGCATATTACGCATATTGGTAATATCATCGATACACCCATTCAATGTAATATCCGGCAAACTATAATAATTTATACCAATCAATAAAGCCTTTTTCATTCTAATATAATATAAATCTAGAAAAAATTATACAAAAATTATAACTGAATTATGTATATATGGAAAGTGATAAATTATCTATAAGTAATATGATTCCATTACACGAAATTTTTAAAGTATATAAGGTAGATTCGTCTGGAAAACCCCAAACGGTTTATGTATTTAGTGGAGGATTCATTACAAATGATAATGCAAATCCCAATGAATTATTTAGCGATTTAGAATTAGCCGAATTTGATGTACATAAAACACAAATTGTATATTCATCACTACAAATTCATAAAGATGATACTATTGAAACATTGAAAAAAAAAATGATTCTTGAAATGGGTATCGGTTCTATTTCCTATAATGAACTTTATTTATTTTCTTCCACCATCCAAAAAGTAAATACATTCACCACCTACCAAAATATTACCAAAAATGATGAAATCTCTTTCGATAATAGAATGTTAGGGCAACTCTTATTAAATTTAAATATCGATATCAAAAATTTAAAAAACACAGTAAAACCAACATATACCTATGATAACATTTTAACCCTTATACCGAGTGATGTGGAATATAATATGAATATACCTCTAGGACGTAAATTTATTGCATATAATGATTTATTATTTTCTGGTTCTCCATTTGATATTATACCTGATGTAAATATTATTTATAAACCAGATGTAAATAATCCATTGGCCATGTTTGAAAATCAGCTTATACTGAATAATGGAAATATTCATAAAAATAGTATTATTTTATGTAGCGCTACCGATATCTTTGATTATGCTATTCTGAATGGTATTGATGAACAATATGTTGCTGAATTATATTTTCCTCTATTAGCAAAGGCCGGAATAACCAATAAAGTTGAATTATTAGAGAACCAACAAAGACTCGTAAAAGAAAATAAAAAAATCATTTTCCCCGAGGATTGCTATAAACTATATAACGCCATTGATTTGTTTCATAATATGTATCATACTCGTAACTCCGAAATTTCGTATATTGAAAAAGGTATCACCTCATTTCATATCATATTACACCCTGAAACAAAGACTATTCTACCATTAGATGCTATATTTAAAAATATTCACGCCACCAAAGAGTTACCATTTATTAAATATAATCCGGGGGTGCGTAAGGAGAACATTTATCGTCTATATTGTGAGAAAATATCGAAATCAGGTAAAAAAATACCTTATTTGGCTAAAAATTTAATAATGAATTTATCGAGACAAACCGGTAAAAATCGTCAGATTTCTTTATTTATACAAGCAATTGTGAAAAATACGATGAACCATATTTTCATTGATTTTGAAAATAATGGTAATATCGTATTGCGATGTGAATTAAAACAACCTTTATTAGCAAATGAATTAGAAGAATTATTAAAGACTCATATTAATCCAGTAATAAGTAATTTAAACACTCATTTGGAACAGAGTGGATATAAATTACAATTATTCAATAGTTTTTATGATACTTTTATAGAAATTCTCTCTATGAAATATATTTCTTCTATCACCATGGATAAACAAATCGATATTCAGAAACATTATGGTTGTTTAACTAGCATTTTCAATATCATTGAAGCCGATATTAATAAAGGTGCAATATTTGTATTTAAACGAGTAGAAAATTATAAAGAAATGGATGCTATTTCTACCACTATTACCGAAGCTTTTCATAATAATTATAATGAAATTGATATTATTGCTATCATTATGCAAAAGTTTAATATGGATATGAATGAAGCTTCTATGAAATTAGCCGAATATTTAAATGGATGTAATCGTATTCAAGGAAGATTTATAAATAAATCTGTGGATATTGCTGAAAATGCTGGTTTCACTACTCTCATAAATATATTACCCTTTGAAAATAAATGTATTATCGAAATTAATAACATCAATAATATAGAATATATTTCAACAATCAATGTCTATATCGATAGTTTTATTCGTATGACACAATACCCAGGAACTAGTAATATACCATTATCTACCATTCAAAAAATATGTAAAAAAAGTATGATGATAAAAGAAACCAAATCACATATAGAGAATGTGGTTTTACCAAAAAATGTACAACCCATTACTTTTACAAAAGCGATTGCATTTCCTTTGGCGGATGATGATGAGGAAGAAGAGGGTAGCGATAATGATAATGTTGATGATTATAAAGAAACTGTGGAAGAAGAAGAAGATGATGGATTTGCATTTGAAGAAGATTATGAAGAAGATGATACTGCTGAACCTGTCGTAGAAACGCCTCCTTCAAATGAACCTAATAAAACCCCTGATAATATAATTGTAACGACATCTGAAAAAATACCGGCCATACCAGACATAACTCAAGAAACGTTATTGCCTCCAAATATAATCGTTGAACCTACACCTCCTGTAGTAAACATAAAATCCACTGAACCGCCCATGTTAAACTTAGAACCAAACTTAACTACTGAAGAAGTTATAAATAATGAACCGGTTGTAGAAGAAGAAGAAGGGTTCGAGTTTGAAGATGACGAAGAAGAGGAAGAAGAAGATAATGAACAAGATAAAATAAAAGGTGGTGGCGACTACGATGATAAAAAAGCGTTATTGGATAATAAACCATTCAAAAAAAGTAAAATTTTCTTTAATAAAATGAAACAACGAGAACCTAAATTGTTTTTATCCAAAGCCGAAGGTAATTATGATTCTTATTCTCGTGTATGCCCTACCAATGCGAATTTACAACCTATTATTTTATCGCAAGAAGAAAAAGAAAGAATCGATAAAGAATTTCCCGGCTCCTATAATAAAGCATTGAAATATGGTACCGACACCAATAACCCATACTATTATATTTGCCCTCGTTTTTGGTGCTTACTTACAAATTCAAGTATGAGTGAAACCGATGTGAAAGCCGGTAAATGTGGTAAAATTATTCCAAGATACGATGAAAATAATAAACCTACCAGTAAAATACCACCCGGCCATTATGTATATGAATTCACCGATGATAAATATCATATCGATAAAGATGGAAATTATCGAGAACATTTCCCTGGTTTCAAAGAATCCAATAAACACCCTGATGGATTATGTATTCCTTGTTGTTATAATAATTGGGACTCGGAACTCGTAAAACGCCGTAGAAATGAGTGTTTGAATCCAGAAAAAATAGATACCTCCAAAAAACCAGATGCTCAAAATAATTTATATATCGTTGGCTTTGATAAATACCCTATACTCGAAAAAAGATGGGGCTTCTTACCACCCGCCGTGGAAGCATTCTTTCATATCGACCATTTAAAGCTAGTCAATAAAAATAACCCTGCTCTCATTAATGAAAATACTCCTATCTTATTAAGATATGGTGTCGAACAATCGATGAAACAATCTTTTGTGGGTTGTATCGCCGATATATATGGCTTTAAAAATAAAAAGAATGTTTCGATTGAAGAAATGCGTAAAGTAATTAGTGATTCCATGACATTGGATTTATATATCAAATATCATAATGGTTCTCTGGTTTCTATTTTTCAACCCAAAAAAGTATATGTGGATGAAATGAATATTAGTAAATATTCCGACTCCGAATTTTATAAAAGTATCGATACTACCAATGAAGCACAAATGGATTTCTTAGAAGATACCATTGCCTCTTTCGAGAACTTTTTACAATTTTTAAATGATGAGAACTCTGTGATTGACCATACGTATCTATGGGATATTATAACTTATAGTAATGATAAATTATTCAATGGTGGTTTAAATTTGGTTGTTATTGAAATCATGAATAATGATATTACCGATAATATACAAATATTATGTCCAACCAATTCTTATGCTAAAAAATACTATGATACCACCAAAGAAACCCTGATTCTATTAAAACACGATATGTTCTATGAGCCTATCTATTTATATGAAAATAAAACTAATATCGGAATCAAATATACAAAATTGTTTTTTAAATCAAATGTTATTAAAAATGTCAAAAATGTATTACAAGTCATCGAGAACTCGTCTAATAAATATTGTTCTCCATTATCCAGCTTACCTAAAGTTTATAAATTTGATAGAAATATATCACTCTTAAAATTACGTGAAATTTGTAAAGAACTCGAATTCGCGGTAAGTTCTCAAGTCATGAATTATCAAGGTAAAATCATAGGAATAATGGTATCTAATGATAACGAAAATAAAGATAGATTTTTTCTACCTTGCTTACCTTCAGCATCTGTCGAACCCAGTGATTTGAAAATAGAATATATCGAAAACGATATTTGGAAAGATTATAAAAGTACTCGTGATAAATTAGTCGAAATAAATAAATTATCCAAAAATAAAATTCTATGTAAGCCTATGATGAAAGTTCTCGAAAATAACCTGGTGGTAGGTATTATTACTCAAACAAATCAATTTATTCAAACGACTCCTCCTTCTGAGAACATTGATGATGATGGTATTGAAGTATTACAAAATTCGAATTTCTTAATTGCGGATAAAGTCATAAATACTACTAAAAAATACGATGAAGACCGTATTCAAACCACTAAAAAAATATATTTGGAAAGCCAATTTTACACAGCATTTCGAAATACCCTTCGTATTTTATTAAATCAATATAATAATAAAGGAATACGTAGTTCTATTCTGAAAATCATCGATTCTACCAAATTCCTTTATAAAGATAAATTGAAAAAGGTAGAAACCATTTTGAGAACCTTATCGAAAAAATCAATCACTTTCCAAACCATCGATAATGAATTATTAAACTCTTTAAATGAAATAGCTAGTTGTACCACGAATTGTAGTGATAAAAAATATTGTATTACCAATGATAAAAATGAGTGCAGTTTAATTGTGCCGAAAAATCATCTAGTTAGTAATGTAGATAACGAAATCATATATTTTGCTAGAATCTCCGACGAATTAATTCGTTATAACCGTATTCGTATCTTTATGTTTGATACCAAAACCTATTTGAATATCACTAATAGTGAATATAAATTAAATAATAATGAATTTATTATATTGCAATCTTTGCTAACCAATGAATATTTTGATGACCTTATTCCATTCCATATGAATGATTATATAAATAATATTACCTATGATATTTCTACACCAGATGTATCACAAAAATATAATAACACAGTGAATATGAAAGAACAATTAGAATATACCGAATCGGAAAAGGAGTCCAATGAATTAAGTGTCCAATGTATTAGTGAAACCGGTAATATATATGGTAATTCTAGTAATATCTGGCGTAAAAGAATACCTATGAAAAAAGATGGTAAGGATATAAAAGAAATTTATTTTAAAAATAACTATCATTGTAGCTTTTATGTGTTGATACATATTTTACAAATGAAATTAAATAAAGACCTGAACCAAAACGCTATGTTCTCAGTAGCCAATTTGAAAACCACCCTGAATGCTGCTTATCGACCTTATATGGAATCATATAATATTAAAATATTCGATATCCTTAAAAAACAGGGTAAAAAAAATATTATCAATAAAGTAGAACGGGGTATTATCCAATTCGATACGTTAATAATGAGTGAAGAATATTATCTAACTGATTTGGATATGTGGGTAATTGCAAATAAATTGAATCTTCCTATTGTCATTTTTTCACTCGATGAATTTAAAAATATGGTAAGTGATATAAATTGGTTAGTACTTGCAGGAAATGTAGATAAAGATGATTATTATTTTATACGTAGCCCAAAAGGTCAAAAATTAAATTTCCCGGTCAATTATAGTTTAATCGATACTCCATTAAAATTATATGAATTGAAGGGTTTGGACTCTATTATACAAAATGCAAATGCTGGATTAGAATATAAGAAACATTTTATCACTTTTGACACCTTCATTCGTGAATATCAAATGATATAGGTCTTTTTATTATTATCGTAAAAATATAATAATAAATTAGTTTTTGGTAAATGTTTGATGACTGTTCTGATATAAATGTCTTAGACCATTTATTCTCGTAGTGGGTATTGATTTGTCTATCAAATAAATGGTAAAGAGTCTTTCATGATACCAAGGAAATTTGGTTTCGTGTTCTGCCTTTATTTGTAAACAGTCTGGATAATACCAATTGACAAAATCATTCATCGTAGTTCGTTTCATACAATGATTCGTGGATGAACACCATATATGGTTTTGAAAATAATTTCCGAATTTTTTATAATCCACTACCTTTTTAGTATCCATGAATTTATTGAAAACTACACTATCTATATCTAACCAAAAATTACCGTGCTGAGGAATAAAACTGATGACATCCACATCATTTTTTTTTGCGACATTATTCAATGTTTCTTCAAACCCTTTATCTAATATCACATCATATTCCAATACACATACATATTCATATTCCTTATATAAATTATTTTTTATTATTAAATACCACGCGGTAAAGGTCAATAGTTTTTTTTCGTCTTCAATATGGTGAGGTTGTTCTCTTGCAATAATTATATTTGGATTATTACGGATGTCTTCATTGACTTCTTTATCTCCCACAAATATAATAGGTGCATTCGAAACTTTCTGTAAAACTTCTTCGACCGTTTCTATGCTATGACATACAAATACAATGATTACTTGTTTGCTCATATATGATATAATCACATATTAAATCCTTTTTGATGACTATTTTTACAAAAATGTCCTAATCCGCTTAAAATATGTACTTTTAAATCATTCATTCTAATATATATCGAAAATACTCTTTCGTGATACCAAGATAATTGTTTTAAATCTAACTCTTTTATTTGTAAATAATCTGGATAATACCAATCGACAAAATCATTTAATGTTTTTCGTTTCATACATTGGTTTGTACTAGGATACCATACTGTATTGCATTTTTCTTGTAATAATTCATAGTCTAATTTTTTATTTTCTAAAAATTCTTTTAAAACCTTTATATTTATATCCATATTAAAACACGAACGTCCTTCCTTAAAACTTATAACATCATATATTTCTTTATCTAACGTATTCGTTAAGTTTTGTTCAAAATTTTTTCCTAATATCACATCATATTCCAATACACATACATATTCATATTCATTATATAACTTATTTTTTATTATCAAATACCACGCGGTAAAGGTCAATAGTTTTTTTTCGTGTTCAATGTTATCGGGATGCTCTCTCGCAATAATTATATTTGGATTTGCGCGAATGGATTCATTGACTTCTTTATCTCCCACAAATATAATATATGCATTCGGTAGTTTCTGTAAAGATTCTTCGACCGTTTCTATACTATGACATACAAATACGATGATTACTTGATTGCTCATTATAATATTGTTAGAAAAATATATTATAATTGAATTTCAAAATATGCATTATTCCAAGGACACTCTGGAATTATATGTTTTATAACTCTATATTTATCTAATATATCTTTTTGTAATTTCACCAAATTTAATTGGTCATCAAATATTACTCTTAATATATTATCTGGACAACTGTTTAAATTTTTGATAAGTTTAAACTCTTTATCTATATAATCATTTTCGTGATATCCATCTATATGAAAAAAATCGAATTTTTCATTTATTTTTTCTAAAGCGGATAGACTATCGCTATGAATAAAAGTTATTGCATTATTAAAATATTTATTTAATATATCAACTGCTGGACGTGTATATTTATCACTAATATCTATGCAAGTAATTTTTAATGAAGGATTTGACATTAACATTATTAATAATGAATGACCCATATAAGTTCCTATTTCTAAAACATTTTTTGCATTTTTTACATTATTATATAACAATTCCTGTTTTTTATACATCTTATCGCAATATTCGTATGACCGTCCATCAAATAGGTAAGAACCACAACCTCTATCAAAATTATTGTTACAAGCTTCATATATTTCATAAAATATATGTTTTTTCTTAAATAATGTATTTGTATATTCTGTGTTATACAACTTATCAATTTCTTCGATATTCATTGTATATAATAGTGTAATATTTAATTTTTACACATAACTAATAAATTATTATCATGCTTGTTTTGATTCGATGGTATTCTAAGTAATGAAAACGATAAATTTGTATATTTTGTTTCCCATTCTTTCATTTTATCTTCAAACAAATTTATTTCAGTATTCACAATATCTTCAATAATATAATATCCGTTCGGTTTCAATTTATGAATACTATTTTCAAAGAAACAAACATTTGCATCAAATGTATGTAAACCATCTTCTATTATAATATCAAAATCTTCTTTTAATTTTTCTTCATCCCACATACTTTTTATTATTTCAGGTTTTGTTTGGTCACAAAAAAATGTATTAATTCTATCCGAATTAAATAATATGCCTTTATCAATATCCGCACCAAAAATTTGTGCGTTTGGAAAAAATTCAGTCCATCCATACAATGACGCACCTGGTCTTCCATGTGACCCCATATTTGAAGGTATGTCTGTATTATTTGTACCTAGTCCTAATTCGAAGACTCTTAATGGCTTTTCACGCATATCCTTAAATATACTATAATAAAATGTTGTATAATTATGCCAACATGTTAAAATATTTCTGTTTCCTTTATCACTCTTATTGTTTCCCATTATTTCACATAATGGGGTATTTGTCCTCTCATTAAATACAAAATTCATCGATTTTTATTATACATAAAAAATATATTTTATTATTTACAAAATATATACTTTGATTATTACTTATATTCTTATCTAAAACCCGGCATCATAGTCATCATCGTCACAATCTCCCAAATCCACCTGTTTTATCGCCGATAAATTATTCTTTATTTCCAACTTATTCTTTGCGCATACATCTGTCTTATCTTCCATTCCTCCGAACTCTTTTTCGATTTCCTTATTCATATCCTTGTTACTTACTTCTACATCTTCCATATTTTCCATCGCTTTCATATCCAACACCAAATTGAAACAGCCTGTTCCAAAATAACCATTCTGTCCCATCATTACACTTGCTGATACACCTCTCATATGGTCAAAGTCCGCGTGTCTTGCCGCATTCAATAATACTTCTGTATGTACTTCAAATGTCGATTTCGATATTGGACCGATATCATCATTTAATATACCTGACCTGAATATAGATACTAGATTTTGGGTACTGGTCATTCTATCACATAATAAACTTAGATGATGATAATTGATATACACATCACTGAATTCCATCACTTCTGAAAATTCATTATAAATGATTTGTCTGGTGGCTTCAATGCCCAATACATTAAATACTTCTTTTATATCATTACAAAATGTACGTGAGCCATCTATGAAATCTAATGCTAATATTTCTAATAAATTGGTTCCTGTTGTATCCAATATCCACACATCTTTACTCGTGTATTTACCTTCATCCTTCACTACATAATTCTTCAACTTTCTAGGCATCACATTTTGAATACCATTCACTCCACGTAACACTATGTTATTTAATACAGTATCTTGGAAATTACGTAATAAGTATATCTCATCAGATTGGTCTAATGTATCCGCTATTCCTTTGGCTTTCTTTGTTTTATTTAATGCATTCGCGTTCAGTCTTATTCTGAATATTAAATTATTTGCATTATAATCGGAATATACACAAGATATTTCATTATTATAACTATTGGTGATTGCAAAATGAATATCATCCATTGTAATGTTTTTATCCAATAATGCTTCTCCGTCCATTTCCAAACGGATAATCCATTTCGATTTTTGTGCTGTATCTTCAGTAACATCCATACAATCTTTTATCATATCCTCGAATTCATAAAATTGTTCCATCAATATCTTATCGTCTTCGATTGTAGTACCTTTATCATTTGGGTCGAAACATATTTTTACTGATTTTACCACATCTACTAATTTGGTATGTTCTAACATATTTGCATATTTCGTGGCTTTATCCTGTTCCTCTTCATCTAATAATTTCAAGTGAATTGTTAATGATGGATGTTTTGGATTTTTTGTAAGACGTAATATTTCCTCAATTCTTGGAACACCACGGGTGACATTGGATTTTGACGCTACACCTGCAAGATGGAAAGTGTCGAATAAATTTATACCATTTATGCAGTCAAATGTTCGAGTATCTTCTACAGTTAAATCATAGGCATAATTTGTGGTATTCGACACTCCTTCTATCGAAATTATTTCATCGAATTCGGTATCGATAAAGCGGTTATCACGTGGTTCCATAACAACTTCACCATTTATAATGTTTGGAACAGTCAAATATTTTTCATTATATTCATATTTGAATTTTCTATTCAATAATTCTTTGGCTTTTTGTTGCTTTGCTTCTATTTTCATATTCAATATATTTGCTAATTTTTGTGATTGGTAGTTTCGAATAGTTAATAAATAACATTGTTTAATATTTTTCGAACCACGATTATTTTTTTCTTGTTTCTTTGGTTTATGAATGCTCGATACAATTTCTAAATTTTTCAACATTATTTGTATATCTAATAGCATTTTGTATGAAATCGATGATGCTGATATACAATCTGTTCTCAATGTATCATCCTTACGTTTATGTTGATGAACACATCCATCCCCACCAATATAGGCATCTAAAAATCCTAATATGCATTCACGATTTGAAAACATAATCTTATCACTTACGAATTTATTATGGCTTAATTTACCACATAATTTCGAGAGAATATCACATAATACGGTATTATAAATACGAATATCTTGGCTTGTCCATCCTTCTTTATTTTTGTTTTCATTTTTATAGATTTTGGTATTGATATTATGTTTCTCACACCATTTTTGGATAGGTGCTAAGTATTGGATATCATTATTGGCTATCGATATTTGATGCTTGGTCATACATCCTTCTGCACAATATGCTCCTACTAAATATCCAAAATCATAATCCAATTCGATATTTTCTGGAATATTATATTCACAAGTATTAATTAATTTCATATATACATTTCCTGGTTTAATCTGCGATGCCTTGTTGGTCGTTCTACCTTCACGAACCGCATCTTCTTTGAACAAAACGACCACCGAGTCGCTGCGTTTATGTGGAAGTGTAAATGTTTTATTTGCGTGATTTTTCCACCAATGATGTTCCTTATGTACGGCACGTGCTTTTTCCAATTCTGAACCGTATAAATATTGAGAGGGTGGTAATATTTCACGTAAATTCATCGTATGTTGCTCACTATATTTCAATGCCTTCTTTGATACTGGTAAATAATCTCCCACCTTCAAATCTTTACCATTTACCCCTTGTATTTTTCCATCGATTAATTGTAAGAATGATTTGGCTTTGGTGGCGATGACCTCACGATTTCCTGCAGTAGTTACCTTCAACATTGTATTGGTTCCATCTTCATTTATCACTGGGTGTCTCGTGACTGCTTCGATTCTTCGCCAAACCGTTTCACCTGCTTCATTTGCAGATGGTACTTCATAGAAATCAATCAATTCTGCATATGTTGTATCTTTATCCTTCATATAATCAATCTTTTGTGATGTTTGAATACCCTTCTCCGTAAATTCACCAATTTGAACTTTATGAATATGACCTTTTGAATCCCTTACTGCTATTTCGGTTTCATATGTAACTGAGTTCAATGTCAATTGCGTAGTCGGTTCTCCTATACTCTGACCCGCAATCACGCCTACCATTTCACCTGGATGAACGATTGCTTGTTTATATTTTAATAAGACTGTTTCTAATAATAATATTAAACCCTTACGATGGAAGCGTTTATACACTAATAAATCTTTGGGTGATAAATAATAATAGTATAATATTTCGAATAACTTGGTTGGTTGTACAAATGTTAATTTTTTTATTTTATTTAAATATTCTTCTACTAATTGGAATGCTTCTAATGGTGTGATATCTACAATGGAATTTGAATTTAATTGTAATTGGCCTTGAATATTTGCAATGATATTTTGGAAAGCCACTGGAACTTTTACTGTGTTTTCATTTTTGTATTTGAATACTGAATCGACCAAAGTAGCTCTAGCATTTATCATTTTATTAATAAATGTTTGACATACTTCTTTGGTTTCATCACGTTGTTTCTTTAAGCGGGTAACGGTTCCTTTTGAATATACATTTAATAAATCATTATGTTGGTCGTTGATTCCCATAATATCATAATGTAAGTAGATGTCTTCGGTGGTCATTCCTACTAATGGTATGCTTTGGTTTTCTGTTTTGGTTGAGTCGAAACCATCATCACCATATGCAAATTGAATAATTTTTCCTTTATTATTACGAACAGTCATATCATATTCTACTTTTAGGTCTTCTAAGCCCTTAATCAGTCTTCTTTGAATATAACCGGTTTGGGAAGTATCACGCACTTGAAGACCATTCGCTAATCCAAAGTTAAGGGTGGATGGAATGGTTAAATCATATACCTTTGGATAATCTTTGACATCTATAATATTAATTTCAATAATCTTATCCAATACCACATTATTATATGTATTGTAATTTCTATGATTATTCGACCATTGTATCAACTTCATTTTCTTATTTTTACTGGATTCTACTAAAGAAATCTTTTCGGAAAACAAACGACCCCATTGAGCACGAATCGATAGTCTATAGCTTGGTTTAATATTTGGTGTATTCAAATTATTACGCTTTAGTTGTGTCATAAATACTTTACCGAATATTCCTAAGCGTGAGCATAACATATTGATACCTTCAATCAATCGTTTTGATGCGGAACTGGCTTCAATTGAATTCTTAGAAACTGTACCATCACCCGAGAAATAACCGTTTAATAATCCAATAATAAAGTCGTCCGATGCAATATATGCTTCGGTTGGAATATGTTTATTCTCGGCTTTATGCCCAACCAATTTTAATAAGAATTTACATAAGATACTTGAATTACCGGTTATCGTGGTGGTCAATCCACCAATTTTATTTGTTTTGGATTTTTCAGTATAACATATCGAATGATTGTCGAACCAATTTTTTACGAACGACTTGATGTTTTCATCATTATTGGTAATCGTAATATGAGAATGACTACAATGTCCTTCCGCTAAGAATAATCCAATGAAGATACCGTTTTCCTGGTTCAATACGAATTTTTCTGGAATGAAAGAGTCTTTACGAACCGCACCATAAGGATAAACATAACCATTTCTGATATTTTGAATATTTGAACGGGATGAGCATCTTTGTAGAGATGATTTTTTGGTATACGGAAGAGTGAAGTCTTTTCCATTGGTTTCATTCCACCAACCCGATGATATTTTCTTTTTACCATCTATTTCGTAATGCATCATTTGTAATGCACGGTTGAAGTCGGTTCCATATACATATTCATCTTTTGGTAAATAATCTAGTAAATCAATGTATTCTAAAATCACGGGTGGCTTACATAAATCACCGGTTACTGGAACACAATCTCCTACTTTAATATCTGGGGTTAGCATTTCCTTTAATTTTTTGGTTTCTGGATTCCATATCAATAGCGATTTGGACTCCGTCACAATGACACGTCTACCGCCCGATGTTTTGATTTCGTATAATTCATTTCCCGGGTCGTGTCTAGTAATTGCGGTGACTTCACCCCACGTAATATTACCATCTTCATCCGTCGTTGGAATATATACTTCATTGATATTCATTAGTTCCATTTGTCTTTCGGTGAAATGTTGTACTTTTTCGGGTGATTTATCTAATTGTACATCAATCCATTTTCCGATTTCAATATATTTTGGTTTATTGTTTTCGATGATGACGATGGGTGTTTCCCACGTAACGGATTTCACCGCAGTATCTATTAAACCGATACGACCACCCATAGCATGGAAGAATAATTCAGGGGCGGTTAAACCGGAGATATATGAATTTTCAATAAATCCTCTGGCTAATGGTGAGTCATCGAATTTATTGAAATGAGGTAAAGTACGACTATCGAAACCATATGGAATTCGTTTTCCATCTACGTTTTGTTGCCCTAAACAAGAAATCATTTGTGAGATATTGATAGGAGCACCTTTGGAGCCTGAATTTACAATCATAACGAAACGGTTGGTCTTACTCAATGATTTACGGCCGATAGAACCGGCTTGACTATTTGCATCGTTTAAGATATTATTTACTTTATTTTCGAATTCCATCATATTGGAAGATGCGGTGTTATTTTCGAAAATACCCAAATGTAATTTTTCGATAAGCGTTTGTACTTCTTGTTTTTGTGAGGTAATGACTTGGATGATACTATCCTGTGTTGTTTTATTTGCAATTAAATCACTG